CGCGAACAGATGGTTGCAGTCGATGAGGACCTGATGAAGGAGCAACATCCTTCAATGCCGATCAGTCAAAGTCGGCGAAGTCGTGTTTCGTTTGGGGGCCGTGGGGCCTCCTAGTGTCAACCTGAAGGAGTAGTACCATGGCAAACGTCAATGTTGCCTTCGGTCTGCGCCCCGTGGGTGTTGTCGGCTCGGCGCCGAACAGCACGGGGACGACCGAGTACCGCATCGCTTCGACGAACACCAACGCGATCTATCAGGGCGCTCCTGTGATCCCGCTTTCCACCGGTTTCATTGACCGTGTGGGCGCGGCTTCTGGCGGCACTGTTGGTATCCTTGGCGTGTTCTGGGGCTGCGAGTACATCTCGTCCACGACCGGCAAGAAGACGTGGTCGAACTACTGGCCTGGCTCGGGCGCAAACTCGCTCTATCCGGTCCGCGCGTTCGTCTACGACAACCCGCTCCAGACCTTTGTGATCGCCACGTCGAACGTCAATACGTCGTGGGACACTGAAGCCGAACTGCGTGCTGCGGTGTTCGCCAACGCGAACTTCGCCGGTGCCCAGTCTGGCTCGACGATCACTGGCATCTCGTCCGCCACGCTTGACGTGCAGACGATTGCCGACACCAACACGCTGAACCTCCGTATCATGGGTATCCAAGAGGATCCCGAGAACTCGGACTTCTCCGTGGCTGGTATCCCCGTCATCGTTCGTCTGAACAACCACTACAACTCGCCCAACGGGTCGATTGCTGGTGGCACTGTTTCGACGACTGGCGTCTAAGGAGGCGGAACAATGGCTATCTCTCGCGCACAACTTGCGAAAGAGCTGGAACCCGGCCTCAATGCCCTCTTCGGCATGGAGTACGCTCGGTACGAGAACCAGCATGCGGAAATCTACACCACCGAATCCTCGGATCGTGCATTCGAGGAAGAGGTTATGCTCGCCGGGTTCGGTACCGCACCCCTGAAGCAGGAAGGTTCCGCGATCAACTACGACGACGCGCAGGAAGCGTACACCGCGCGTTACAACCACGAGACCATCGCGCTGGCCTTCTCGATCACCGAGGAAGCCATTGAGGACAACCTGTACGACCGCCTTGGCAGTCGCTACACGCGCGCTCTCGCTCGCTCGATGGCCCACACCAAGCAGGTGAAAGCTGCTGCCATCCTGAACAACGCCTTCACGGGCGGTGCTTCGGCTGGTGGCGACGGCAAGGCGCTCTGCGCCACCGATCACCCGCTGACCAGCGGCGGTTCGTTCGCGAACAAGCCGACCGTTGATGCTGACCTGAACGAGACCTCGCTCGAGGACGCGCTCATCAGCATCGCTGGTTTCGTGGACGAGCGTGGTCTCAAGGTCGCCCTTCGCGGCATGAAGCTCATCATCCCCCGGCAGCTCCAGTTCGTTGCCGAGCGTCTGATGGTTTCGAACCTCCGCGTTGGGACCGCCGACAATGACATCAACGCCATCCGTTCGATGGGCATGCTCCCGGAAGGGTACGTCGTCAACGACTTCCTCACCGATCCGGACGCGTTCTTCATTAAGACGGATGCTCCCCGCGGCTTCATCCACTTCGAGCGCACCCCGCTCTCGACGAACATGGAGGCCGATTTTGACACAGGCAACATGCGCTTTAAAGCGCGTGAACGCTACAGCTTCGGATTTTCTGACCCGCGTTGCGTGTTCGGAACTTCTGGCGCTGCCTGATAAAACAAGGACTTAGGTCCGGTAAACCCCCGCTTCGGCGGGGGTTTTCTTTTGTCTTGACGTCTAGTTTTTTAGAACTATACTTGTATCGAAAGCTGGAGGTGTATCGATGAAAGAACCTGTTATCTACTGGATCAAAAACACGCTGAACGGAAAATTCTACGTTGGTAGTACTGTTCAGCGGTATGTTCGCTGGAAAACACATCGCACTAAACTGCGAGCAGGCACTCATCATTGCGCTCATCTTCAAGCGGCGTGGAACAAGTATGGAGAAGCGTCGTTTGAGTTTAAAGTGATTGAGCACGTCGTGGACGTGACGGAACTTCAGGCTGCGGAGGACCGGTGGCTGTCGCAGCATGTTGGAAAAGAGCACTGCTACAATCACGGGTACAGATCTGGCGCGCCGTGGCGCGGAGTTCCTTCAGAAAAACATCCAAGCTTTGGCAAGCGTTTGACTGACGATCAAAAGCAAATGCTTCGCGAAGCTACCCTTGAGCAGTGGAAAACCTCCGACCCGCGCACGGGCCGTAAACACAGCCCCGAGACGATAGAGAAGATCAAGGCCAAGGTCCACGCTGCGCTATCCGAGGGCCGTGGGGGTAAGTTCATCCCATCCGAGGAAACGAGAGCCAAAATGTCTGCCTCCTTGAAGGGGAACCAGAACGCGAAGGGCCATGTTCGTTCTGAGGAGCACCGGAGAAAGCTGTCTGAGGCTCAGATGGGCAATCAGCACTGGGCGGGCAGGAGCCACAGCGAGGAGTCGAAGTCGAAGATGGGGCAGGCGGTCAGGATGATTTCACCGGAAGGTGAGGTCACAGTGTACCCGAGGACGACGGCGATCAAGGAACAGTTGGGGATCTTTTTGCCGACGATACTGCGGTCAGTTAGAAGCGGGAAACCACTGACAAAGGGGCCATATAAGGGGTGGCGTTTTGAGTACGTCTAGGCTACTCTTCCCTCACTACCTCCCTGTCTGGTAAACTAGGCCCCTGCGTAGCGGGGGCCTTTCTTTTTCCAATGCGGCGTTGTATGATTTGGCATCCCTGACAGCGGCATGGTGCCGCTGACACTCGCCACGACAGGAGATATCCATGGCGAATACGACCTTCTCGGGTCCCGTCCGTTCTCAGAACGGCTTTCAGACCATTAGCACGAATGCTACCACGGGCACTGTCACCGTTCTCAGCAAGAGCGCCGCGGCCATCGCCAATCCCGCCGCTACCGGCGCGGGGATCGAGGGCAGTGCTGCGGTGTACGAGACCTCGGTGAAGACCGAGAACGGCATCGTCACCACCTCGATCATGATCGATCTGACCGGCCTCCAGTCTGGCGGCACGGCGGGCGACATCATCGGCAAGAACGGCTCGGGTGTGGCGTACATCGCGCGCATCACCACGGCCGACAACGGCACGGTGTTCGGTGTTAAGATGACCTGCTTCGAGGCCCCTGCGGGCGGCGACACGGACATCGACCTCTACTCGGCTACCGAGGGTACGGGCGTTGAGGACGTGGCGATCTCGACCCTGACCGAGACGCAGATCATCAACTCGGGAACGCTGTCACTCGGCACCACGGCGTTCGGCACGGACATCGCGGCGGACCAGTACCTCTATCTGGTTGGCCAAGGCACGTCGAACGCTGCCTACACTGCGGGTCGTCTTCTGATCGAGATCTACGGCTACGCCTGATAGGAGGGCCAAATGGCCGGATCTGACGTAAAGGCGAAGTACATCGTGGCGGATACGACTGCTGCTGACGCTGACGGGGTCTGCCAGTCGCAGACCCCGGCTGCAGGTGGCGTGCAGAACCTGACCATCAACGGTGCGCTGGCTTCTGGCGGCGTTGCGACGTTTGTTGCGGCGCGGCTTATCACGATCACGTCTGCTGGTGCGGACAGTGGTCGGACGTTCACGGTGACGGGAACTGACGTCAACGGGAACGTGCAGACCGAGTCGATCACGGGTCCTGCGACGACCACGGTCACAGGCACGAAGTACTTCCGCACGGTGACGCAGGTCAGTGTGGACGCCAACACGGCGGGCGCGATCACGGTTGGCATGGCGAACAACTCGCTGGACGTGGTCTACGCTGGGCGGGCACGGGTCCGTGGGGTGTACCTGATCCACACGTCGACCGCAGGTACACTTCCGTTCCGCAATGGCGGGGCGACTGGGACGGCAATGTTGACTGTCCCGACTCCTGCTTCGGCGAACAGCACGCGCGATGTGGTGATCCCTGACGAGGGGATCATGTTCGAGAATGGTGCCTACATCACCTACACGGCGGGCACGACGGTGTTTTCGAGCTTCACCGCGCTGTACAACTAGGGTGAGCCATGTCGGTCTACGATATCAGATCGATTTCGCAGGTCGGCACGGTAGAACCGTTTGAACTGCAGGTGTCCCGGGGCCAGATCCCGGGACACCGTTCTGTTTCTGTATTTGGCTACAACCCTGACGTTGACACGACTAGGGTAACAGTGTGGCCATACACGGGCATTCTTCCGCTTATACCTGTCGCTGCGCAACTAAAGGTCAGTTCGTCTAACGCGAACGACACTGCGGCAGGGACTGGCGCAAGAACGGTCTTTGTTGCTGGTTTGGACGCGAACTACCGTGAGATATCCGAGATCGTTACCCTAAACGGGCAGACGGAAGTTCTTACGGCGAAGTCCTATTTGCACATAAACGAGGCGTATGTGGCGACTGCTGGCTCCACTTTGTCGGCGGCTGGGGACATTTACTTCGGTGCTGGTCTGGTTACTGCGGGCGTTCCTGAGACTGTCTATGACCTGATCAAGTTTGACTACAACCGTCGTATCACCGGTAGCTACACTATCCCTGCCGGGTTTACTGGTTATTTGTCGCAGGGATTGTTTTCTGCGGGACAACCCGGGGGTAGCGCGCAGGTTGTTGGCCGCCTACTGACCATCGGAACCGACAACATCCGGCGTGCTGCGGCTATCACTACCGTGAACAACGGCGTGGCGGACTATGTGTTCGAGTATCCTGTCGCCATTCCTGAGAAGACAACGATTGAGGCCACTGCGCAGGGCAGCTCAAACAACAACGAAGCTTCCAGCTTCTTTGTGCTTGTCTTGGTTAAGAATGGGGGGCCCCTCTGATGTCAAAGACACCGGCTTGGCAACGCAAGGAGGGCAAGGATCCTGAGGGCGGCCTGAACGAAAAGGGTCGCCGCTCGGCCAAGGCCCAAGGTATGAACCTCAAGCGCCCGCAGCCCGAGGGCGGCCCGAGGAAACGCAGCTTTTGCGCCCGGATGGAGGGGATGAAGAAGAAGCTGACGAGCGAGAAGACTAGGAACGATCCGGACAGCCGGATCAACAAGTCACTGCGGAAGTGGAAGTGCTGACATGGACCGCCGCAAGATCACCATCGGCATGTTGGAGACGGTCATCGGTCTGATGGCCGCAGGATCTGTGAGTCTGTTGGCGTGGACGGCGCTGACGCTCTACAACCTCAACGCGCAGGTTCAGGTGATGTCGGTACATGTGACCGAGAGCCGAGATATGATCAAGCCGCTCTGGGAGGATTACATCCGACGGACGGCGAAGCTGGACACGATCTTTTCGGAAACGGTGGTGCGGAAGTGATGAACCGTGGTAGTATGGCCAAGCAAGTAATGGAGGCTCCTATGGCTGGCTGTGGATCGAAGGGCATGCGCAAAGGCGGCATGGTCAAGAAGAAAATGATGGGCGGCGGGATGGTCAAGGGCTACGCCAAGGGCGGTAAGGTCGATCAGTCCATGTGCAGCCCGCGCAAGCAGATGGCGATGGGTAAGAAGGCCTGATGCCGAAGGACGCCTGCTACCAAAAGGTGAAGGCCCGGTACAAGGTCTTCCCCTCCGCTTACGCAAGCGGAGCGATTGCCAAGTGCCGCAAGGTTGGGGCCAAGAACTGGGGGACCAAGTCTTCTTCGAAGAAGGGGTCTAAGTAGTGGTCCGAAAGACTGAAAAAGGCGCTGCGCTCAAGCGATGGTTTCAGGAGGACTGGAAGGACGTCCGCACGGGCAAACCTTGCGGGCGTCAGGAAGGCGAGAAGCGCGGCGTGCCTTATTGCCGGCCGAGCAAGCGGGTCAGCGAGAAGACTCCGAAGACGTCTGGTGAGATGTCGTCTTCGGAAAAGCGCAGCAAGATCCGAGAGAAGGCGGCGCTGGGTCAACCTGCGGGGGCGCCACGCAGGGTATCGGTGGCAAAGAGAGGATCCTCGAAATGAAGAAAATGGGAGATGGCAGCAAGTCTGGGATGGGTCGTCCGAAGCCGATTGTAGACCCCAGACGACCGATGCCTGTGGCGCCTGTGAAGCCTGTGGCGCGTCCGACGCCCATGGTTGACCCCAAGCGTCCGCGTCCTGTCCGATAAGGGGCTGACATGACAACGTCAGGCAGTAGAGACTTCAACCTTGATGTCGGTGAGATCATCGAGGAGGCGTATGAGCGGTGCGGGCTAGAGGTCCGTACCGGCTACGACGCGCGCACGGCAAGACGGTCTCTGAACCTGATGTTCGCGGACTGGGCCAATCGCGGCCTGAACCTGTGGACGGTGACGCAGGCATCTCAGACGGTGACGCAAGGCGTTTCGACCTACACGCTGGCGGCGGATGTCGTGGACATCCTCGAGATGGTCCTGCGTAGGGATGGTACGGATTACCAGATGGATCGGATCAGTCGCGGGGAGTATTTAGACTTCCCGAACAAGACGGATCAGGGCATGCCGAGCCAGTTCTACTTCAACAGGCAGATCCAGCCGGTCATCACGCTGTGGCAAACGCCGCAGAACTCGACGGATCAACTGGTCTACTACTATGTGCGTCGGTTGCAGGACGCGGACACGATGGTCAATACGACCGATATGCCGTTCCGCTTCTACCCGTGCATGGTCGCTGGCCTAGCCTACTACATCGCGATGAAGCGGGCGCCTGACCGCATGCAGATTCTGAAAGCGGTCTATGAGGAAGAGTTCATGCGTGCGGCGGACGAGGACCGAGATCGGGTGTCCTTGTTCTTGCAACCGGACAGCAGGTACATCTGATGGCGTTTGCGAGCGGCAAGTGGGCGTGGGGTGTATCGGACAGGTCCGGGTTCCGATATCGCTTGCGCGAGATGAAGCGCGAGTGGACTGGGGCGCTGGTTGGGCCTGACGAGTTCGACCCCAAGCATCCGCAACTCTTTCCTCCGAAAGTGGGTCCTGACCCACAGGCCCTGCAGAACCCGAGACCTGAGCAGGATCTTGTGGAGCAGCGCAACGTCCAATGGAGTTGGAACCCGGTTGGTGGCCCGCCTGACAACGGCGTAAACCCGCCCAATCGGATGGTGGCACAGGGACAGGTTGGCTTTGTTACGGTGAGGACGACATGAGCTTTACCTACGCGCAGCTGAAGCAAGCCATCCAGGACTACACGCAGAACACGGAAACGACGTTCGTGAACAACCTTCCGTTGTTCATCCGCATCGCGGAAGAGCGGATACTGAAGAGCGTGCAGCTTGACCTGTTCCGCAAGAACGTCACGGCGAATGCTACCGCATCGAACAAGTACCTGGCCTGCCCGAACGACTTCTTGGCTCCGTTCTCGCTGAGTTACGAGGTCTCTGGTTCGAAGACATTCATCGACTTCAAGGATGTCTCGTTCCTGCAGACGTACACTCCCGATGCGACGACGACGGGTGTGCCGCGGTACTACGCCCAGTTTGATGTGG